GCATGATCTGTTCGGGCTTTATGTCAGACAGGGTCAAGGCAAGACTGTGCAGAGTTCTGAAGTAAAACAGGTCTTGCTTTGGGTCCAGTTTGAACCGTGCCGCTGCCCGTTCTTTGGCTTCAGTAGCTGCTTTACGAGTAAAGGCAAGAAACGCAATACTCATAGGTGGTGTGCCCTCTTCAAGGGCTTTGTCCACCATATTAAGCAGAGTCGTGGTTTTCCCCGTTCCCGGTGGGCCGAATATCCTGAACATTGCTTTTTTCCCTGTTATATATCTGTGACACGCGCTGCTTGGAGATGTTAAACCACCTACCCACCGCAGTTGCTGTCATATGCTGCTCGTCAATCATACGGACGATTTCTTTGTTTCGCGTCCTTTTAAACTCGTCTATCAAAATGGTGCCTCGTTTCCAAATTTGGGTGGATCTATGTCCACATCTCCACTCTCAAAAGAAGGTATGTGCCATACCCTGACGGCTCTGCCCTTGATCTTGAGGACCGTGGACTCGCCGTTTATATCTCTTAGTCTTTGCGCTACCTTGTGCGACTTATATTCAAAGAACTTATTCTTACGCAAGAATGCCTCAAAGTCTTTTAGTCTGAAGTATGTAAGCTGCGTCTCATCATCCGTCCAAGGCTTGCGTAACAGTATCTCTTCTTTGTCTTGTGCATTCTGCAAGTAAGAACAGAACTCTTCCAGATAATCATAGAACTGACCGCTGATACTGGCATCTTGTGCCACCTCTACAATTGCGCTTTCGTTTTCTTTCATTTCGTTTAACAGAGCGCCCACACGAGCTTCCCATTGCTCTTTCTTAGCCGTGCGAGGATAAAGGTTGAGTTGCTCCATGCAAGCTTTCTGAAACGCCGCCTGATTCATCAACGCATCCGTATCCAGTTCAAGTGGCTCGCCGTTTACGTCCAGAAACCAAACAGGCGGTGTCGAGTTGTACTTGCGTAGGTTAGCAATCGGCACACCCGCAACCGCCGCACCTATCCCAAATTTCATGGTGCGGCAGAGGTCCTTGTTGCAGTGTGCATTTATCGGCGCGTCATTACACTTGTAGGCATAATCTTTGCGCTGAACCTGTTTGGCTACGATGTTTACTTCATTTAAAGGTAGCGGTGGTTCAAAATATTCCATGTTATATTTTAATATTTCGTTTTCCCAACTGTCGGGATAAGCCTTGCGTAGGAATACGCCGACGTTAAACAGGCCGTTATTACGCCCGCCCTCTGATATTTTCATCTTTGCTAAAATTTTAAGACACGGTGGCCCGCCTTCAAAGTCTGATATATTGGCGGTGCTTTCGATCTGTATCTTTGAGATTTGCTCTGGCGTCTGCTTGTGCGCCTCGTACAGTTCGATAAACTCTTCTAGGGTTGCAGAGGTTCCGTCATCCAAAAAGGCGTATCGTAGGCCCTCCTCTGCGTTGTAGTACGGCAAGTTAAGAAAGTTTCCTACGTCCCCACGCTCAAGGTTCAGCTTGACTTGCTTTGGGAAGATCTCACTGTCCCCATAGCCAAGAGCCGCGGAAATACTTTGGAGTGACTTCTGCATGTCTCTTGCTTCAACCCATTCGGATGCAAAGAGAAAGCAATGTGCCCCACCTGACTTTGATCGACACACGACCAAAGGTAATTTCAAACGCCTGATCTTCTCAATCAGAAGCTTGTGATCGAGTGGGTACTGGTCAACATCGACACAACCCCACTTACATTTGTTTTCAGCATTGATCGGGATGATGCCGACTGAACTGCCTTTACCAGACAGATGGCCCTCCCAGAGTTTCTTGGTCCGTGGTTCGCGAACTATAGCCGCTTTGCCTGTATTCTTACCGTTGGACTGTTTCTTCTCTACTCTATAAGTACCATATGCTTCTTGTAAGCCATCAAAAATGGCTGAGAATTTTTCTACTGACATGGTTTACCTCAAAGGGTGGGCGGCCCGTCCTGACACTAGGCCGCCCTGTGAAACTAAAACGGTACTTCGTCGCTTTTTGTAGCGGCACTATCGTCCTGATGTTTCACGACCACGTCACCTTTGGTAATACTCTCAAAGAAAGCTTTTGCGCGAGCGTACAATCCACCATCGGTAACGGCTCCTTCGCGGCTCATCTCCCAATTATGCCACGAACCCTTACTGTTCTCTTCTGGAACAGTTTTAAGATGATATACTTGGCTAAAGCGAGGCGGTGTAAACGGACCGTTCTTTCCTTGCATTTGTACCGAGGACATCATGCTATTCCACTTACGGCTCTTTTTGAGCGCAGTGGACTTCATCGCTATCAACGCAGTTTCAGCAGAACCATCTTCATTGATGATGACAACAAAGTGTTGATGCGTTTCTTCAATATAAGAACCGTCGCCGTTTACAACGTAGTCCTTATTGTCGTCCTCGCTGCGTTTAACAGGAGGACACTCTTGTTGCGTTTCAAATATAGCTACAGGGGCACCGCTCCCTGATCCTCTTGGTGCCCACTGAATGAAACGCCGTTGGTAAGCACAAGGTATAACACGCACCCCCGCCTTACCTTTATAAACCTGACCAGACACGGTGTTGTAAAGATCACCGCGTTTTGCCTCGTCAAGTTCATCCAATAGCGGATCGAGACCGGACAAGATTTTGAGGAACGGCAGTGCCAGATCCTCTTGACCCATGTCGTTGATACCCTCACCCGCATCCGCCTCAAACATAGACGGATCAAATTCAGCCATTTCTGACTTGTTCGCTTTGGTTACAGCTTTACCCATTTTTTGCTCCTTTAATAACTGCGCGTTGCCCTACATAGGCACCAAATAAATCCATTGGAAATTCATCGCCCGCTTCAACTCTCTCGCGGACAAAAGCTCTAAGTGTTTGGGAATGGATAGTTGTGTTCTGTTGAGCAACATATCCCTCTTTCTCTGCAAGGGACTTAAAGGACCCCGCCATATCATCTTCCCCCCGACCAAACGATACCGACACATCATTCTTGATAATGTCATCGTAACCGTGGTCCCTCAACCACTCATACGCTGCCTCTCGGTTTGCAACCAAGATCGATGCACCATAAGTTGGTTTCACGTCGATGGTGGAACCGTCATCCAAGGTAAACGAGGCAAGCCCCATTTCTGCCATAGATGCGGGTAGTTCCTCATCTGTAAGACGCAGCAGTTCTTTCTTGGCATCTTTATGCTGCCGTTCAAGGTCTGCAACCTCTTGTTCTTTTGCTTTGATTATTCTTGCTAACTCGGCTACTGTTTTCAGTGCGCCTCCGTCAGTCTTTTCCAAATTAGAGGCAAACTTTTCTTCAAAGTCTTGCTCCATTTGTTGTATCAGATCCTCTGACATATAGTCTCCTTCGTGGTTCGTGGTTCGTTGTTAAAGACCTTTTTGGGGCCTTGACATATTTTCATATACTCTTATAAATTCTTATAGTCAAGGGGTAGAGCATGAAGAAATACGAATTTAAAACAAAACCATTCGATCACCAGTTAAGCACACTTCAGAAGTGTTGGGATAAGGAGTACTATGCACTCTTTATGGAGATGGGTACAGGAAAATCAAAAGTTGTTGTAGATAATATTGGTGTGTTGTTTGAACAGGGTGAAATAGACGCTGCACTGATCGTTGCGCCAAAGGGTGTGTATGACAACTGGGTGCAAGGTGAAATACCTACGCACTTCCCGGATCATATAAATAAAAGGGTCTTGCGTTGGGAGCCGAAAACAACCAAAAGTTATCTTGCAGAATTGGAAGAGCATATAATGGAGCCGTTTGACGGGATTAAGTTCTTTGTCATGAACGTAGAAGCTTTTTCGACGCCTCGCGGAGCACAAACCGCGGGGCGATTTTTGGTTCAAAACCCAAACAACATGATGGCGGTGGACGAAAGCACGACCATTAAAAACCGTAAGGCTTCGCGGACCAAGAACCTTATGGTCTTGCACAAGTACGCCAAGTATCGACGCATCCTTACAGGATCGCCAATTACCAAAAGTCCTATGGATCTCTTCAGCCAGTGCAACTTTCTGGCAGAAAAGGCTCTTGGCTTTAACAGTTACTTCGCATTCCAGAACCGCTATGCAATGGTACAGAAGCGCGTCATGGGGGCCAAAAGCTTTCAGGAGATCACGGGTTACCGACGGCTCGATGAGCTATCAGAGAAGCTCGACGTTTTCTCTACGCGCATACTGAAAGAAGAGTGTCTGGATTTACCACAA